TCACACGGGCCAACTTGCTCATGTCCACCCACATCATTTCAAATGTTTCTGGATCACGCACAAAGATTTGATCGCCATACTTGATGGTGTTGCGGAACAGTTTGAATATGCGCTGATCCAGCTTGTTCAGTTTGACCCACTGTTTCATCTGCTTGCGGATGATTTCAATTTCGTGATCAGTAGGTTTGTCTTGATAGTCAATTTCAAACGGCGTGCCGTTTTGTTCGTTTAGCTGTGTGGAGAACTCTGCAATAATATCCAAGCAGGCGTTGATTTCTGAGTCCATGTCCATGTTCTCATACTGATTGTAACGCTCAATTCTGTTGGGGTGGCCGGAGTAAACTTCGGGCAGTCTACTGGCATAGTTGCGGAATCCAAATTCATTGGTGTTGCCCATGCCACCATCGTTCTTGCCGTATCCTGGAAACCCAAACTGGTTGGTTCCAGAAATGGGACTCATTACTCCAGTAGTGTCTGCTACTTTAAAATACTTTTTCCAGCCGGGGTTGTTTTTATCTGCCATGGTTGTTTATTTACCGTTAGTTCTGCGCATACGACAGCATCTTAGCACTGGAATCACTAGTGGCTTTGCTAACTCTAGCAATTTCAGACAATGTAGCATGGCTTCGTTCCATAGTAGCATTGAGACTGTTTAACGCCCCCATTAGGTCATTCATTGGCGTAATACTAGCTGGTCCGGATATCAATTCTGGTTTGCCGCCTTCACCTGCAATGCCTACTTTGCCTGCGCCTAGTGTGCCACCTTCTTCAAAGCCAGGAATTTGTGCATGGAAATGTCCTGCTGTGGATTTTGAACTGGGATTGTTGTATTCGTCAATGGCCAAACTGGCTCCTAGGCCTTTGAGCCAATCAGTTATTTGTCTACCATCTTCTACGCTGGGTTTTTCTGCCACAGTAAAGTCCAGTGCCAAGCCTTTGGCATGCTGACTACCCGACGCTGTTTCCTGATGAAACTTGTCATTAAACGCACTGAAATAATTAAACCCTGGCACACCACCTTGTATTTGACGGGCTAGTTCAATTAACTTAGGACTGATACCCGCGCCTTCAGCTTGTACATCACCAGTTTTAAGTTTTAATCCCATCTTAGACAAGTCATCTTGCTTGGTAGCTTGAATTCCTTGCCCACCACCCATACCAGCAATACCGGGCATGCTGGGCAATTTCAATCCGCCACCACCACCACCGCCACCACCGCCACCACCGCCACCAGTGCCTTCAGTAAGTTGATAGTTTATTGCTTCCAGTTGATCTTTTTCAAACTTGGTTTTGGTCTCAATAAATCCTTTGTAAAAAATACTGTAGTCTTGAGCACGTTTAAGATCTGTTTTGGTAATGCTGTCTAGTTCTTTACTGCTAACAACAATGTCGTTGATAGACTTGTTGATTTTTTCAGTTTGAGTTTTCTGTTCATCACTGTGATTTTTTGCACGGTCAGCATCAATGTCTGAAATTTTTTGTCTTGTTTTGATATCCAAAACAATTTGATCAACAATTTTTTCAATTGCATCACTTTGCTTTAGTGCTGAGCCAGTAGTTCCTTGCAGTTGACCAGTAGGCACAATATCACCAGCCAGGCTGGGAACAAACAGCTCTGGACCTTCTTCGCCCACTAGATAAGGTGTTTTAGCTGAAACTGGTCCACCAGCTGCACGTCGTTGATTAGCTGGTATTTCTGATGCTGGTAGTCCCTGGGAAGTGGTGTCAGGTTTGGGTATATTACTGCCTTCTTTTAGTCGTTGCGCTAGGAAGGCTTTATCTCTTTCACTTAGTGCCACTCCTCCAACTTCCTGCGTTGCAAGTTGTTCTTCAGCAGCTTTTGTTTCGTTTTCGTCTAATTTATAATCGCGACCAACTCCAGTGAGTTGAGTTGACATCACTTCTGTGTTTTTTTGTTGTTCTCGTGCTTTTTCTTCTTCAGACTTTGGTGCCAACCAATTAATAAATTTAGCTAGGTTTTCAATTGCTCTTACTAGAGCAGGCAGTACATGATCTTCCATTAACTCGCCTATTTTTGTTACCATTGGACCTAATGCGTCAAGCAATTTCTTAAATGCTGGAGATAATTTGTCCATTACATCTTCGGCAAGTTTGCCAGTGGCTTCTACCAGTGCTCTATTCTTTGCAGCAGTCTCCTCAAGACCACGAACATAGTCGGGCATTAATTTGTTGAGTTGTTTCTGCAATTCCAGTTGAGTTGCTTGAGTGTCCACCGCAGTTTTGGCTTGTGCTTTGCCCAACGGATCTTTTAACTGCGCAAGTCTTTCTTTCTCAGCATCTGTTGTTGCTTTACTCATAGCAATTTCGTCAACTAGCCCGGCTCTTCTCAATTCAGAAGTTTTGCCAAAAGTAGCTTCAGCTACGCCCATTTGTGCTAGGCCACGAACTTGTGTGTCATATGTATTAGAAATAGCACCAGCTAATTTTCCAAAGACCCTGGCTCCTTCTCCTTCTGCTAGTGTTGTATTTTTAAGTGTGTCAGTGTATTCGCTTATTGCGCCATTGCTTGCCATGTAAATTTTTTGGCTTGCTTGGCTAGCACCAATGAATCCAGTGAGACTATCTCGTATGCCTCGAGCTGTTTCTGGGCCAAGCAATTTTTCTGCCATGGCATTTTGTTTTCTTATTTCAGCAGCTTTTTGTTTGCCTTCTTCACCTTGTGATTCTAATTCATCAATGAACGAAGCAAAAATTTCTTCGCTCATGGCTTTGTCAAGAATTTTTTGTTGTTCTTCTCTATTGGCTCCAGTAATTCTAGTTAGTTCATCAGTTTCTTTGATGTACTTCATCACAGCAGTGCTGCTGGTATCCATTTGTGATTTAGAACCAGCAGTAAGCAACCTTTGTTGCTTGATATAATCCATGGTGGCTTGGGCACGGGCAGTGTCATTCAAACCCATTTGTTCCATCTGAATTTTTTGCTGGTCTGTTAGAGATCCCATGGTGTTTTCAAAGATCTTACGACCTTTGTTAACAGTACCTCCAAACATCGCCAAATCATTAGCATTTGAATTAACAAGTTTGAGATACTCACCAAATTTTTGTGTGCCCAATCCTACTTTTTGTAGACTGTTAAACACATCTTGCATGCCGCCTGCACCAGTGGCACCAGCCTTGGCTAAATCTTGATAGGACTTGTAAACAGCATCAGTTTGTAATGCCAATTCTGCGCCGGCTTCGGCAGCTTTAGCAGCAAGCAGACCTAAACTGGCAACTAGTGCTTTGACTATTGGCCCGCCAGGAACTAGAATTGCAAGAAACGCACCTGCATATTTGGCTGCTTCACCCATTTTATGCATGCTGGCAGCAGCAGCTTCGTTGGCACTGGATCCTTTGTATACTTCTTTGTTGTAGGTAACGAATGCATCTACTAGACTACCGGCAGCGCCAGTAGCAGTGTCCATTTTGGCTTTGAATCGAGCGGCTGCTTCAGCAGCAGTTTTTTCTTCGTCTGCAAGTTTTTTGGTCACAACAGCAGCTTGTGCAGATGCTATAGCATTTGCTTCAGAGGCTCGTTCTGCTCGTTCTGCTGAGGCAGCTAATCGTTCTAGTGCACCATTGCTTCGGTCTGCTGAATCATCAATTGTTGTGGCCATAGTTTAGTACCTATAAGTAGAAGTATATTTATAGGTAAAAAAATGACCCAATCTTTGAACCCGCTACGAGCGTTTTTTCGTCAGCCTGCCATTTACATTCGCTTGCCCAGTGATGGACAATTTTGGCCGCCAGGCAGCATAGACATGCCAGTCAATCGAGAACTGCCAATTCTACCCATGACTGCCATGGACGAAATTACCTATCGCACTCCTGATGCACTGTTTAATGGAGCAGCCATTGTGAGTGTGGTACAAAGTTGCATACCCAGCATTAAAAATGCTTGGAACATGCCCAACTGCGATCTCAACACTATTCTCACTGCCATCCGCATTGCCAGTTATGGTGCAATGATGGAAGTTGATACCACTTGTGAGAAATGTTCTACAGAAAATAATTTCGAATTGGATCTAAAAAATCTATTGGACACGTTAGAAGCACCAGACTTTTCAGAATCTGTCAAGCACGGCGATCTTGAAATTTATTTTCAGTCTGTTGGATACGAAAAGCAAACTGAAATCAACCTGCTGCAATTTGAACAACAACGTGTGTTGGCACAGTTGCCAAATTCAGATTTGACTGAAGAACAAAAAACAAAAATGCTAAACGATGCCATTCAAGCCATCACCAAGATCACAGTGAAAGCCATTAGAAGCAGCATTGTTGGAATCAAAACTCCGCAAGCTCTAGTGTCTGAGCCAGATTTTATTGAAGACTTTTTAATGAATTGTGATCGTCAACTGTACGGTGAGATTAGAGATCATGCAATTAAAATTCGTGCCTATGATGAGTTTAAGCCGATAAAAATGAAATGTTCTAATTGTGAACATGAGTACGAACAAAACTTTACTTTGGATACAGCAAATTTTTTCGGCGCCGCCTCCTAACCGCAAGCGCAGAACAAATCAATGAGATGATTGAAGGCATGGAAAAGGAGGCCAATTCAATTCGAGAAGAAGGATTCAAATTGGCTTGGCACATGCGTGGCGGCATAACTTACGAACAAGTGTTACAACTCAGCAGTAACGAACGGCGAATGATTGCCGAACTGGCCAAAGACAACATTGAAACTACCAAGAAATCTGGATTGCCTTTCTTCTAATGGATATAGAAACAGTCACTCATGATATCGAACAGTGGATTGTGAACTTTGTAGAAGTTCCGCATCCGGCGCTGGGAGGCTGGGCACCTTGTCCATACGCACGCTCAGCACGCATGAAGAAAAGCTATGATGTGCGAGTGGGGGTGAATCCGTATTTTGATTTGAAGAATCAAGCTCGGTGGGGTATGGGCAACTGGGAAGTTGTAATCTATGCTTACGATCCTGTAGAGTGGCCATACAATTTGTTCAGTGCCAATTTAAAAAATGCCAATGAAGAATTTTTGTTGCGTAATAACTTGATTGCATTGGAGGATCATCCTGCAGATGTTGAAATGGTGAACGGTGTGTGTATGAATCAAGGCACCTATGCACTGGCTCTAGTGCAAAGTCTCAGCGATCTTAATGCCCGAGCCCAAACAATGGCTGAGAAGGGATTCTATCACAACTGGCCAGAAGAGTATTTGCAAGGCCTGTTTCAGCACCGGAAAGATCCACGATGAGTTATCAGTTTGCACGAATTGATCTTAGCCAGACCAACTACACACCAACGGTAAAATGGAAATATCTGTTTGAACCTGATATCAAACAACTGAACACAATCTACAGAGACTACTGCAAATACAAACATTTTGCAAGTGTGATGCCTATATTCGACAGTCGTTACACAGATCCAATGACTGACGTTATTGGTTACTACGACCGAGATCGATTAGTGGCGTTTAGTTTAATCAAACGCTACGATGATCACAATGCACTGTGCGATCAATTTGCATGGAACTACAACAACCCAAAGCTACGCTTGGGCATAGAAACAATGAAAACAGAGTGTGCTATCTACAAGGAACGCGGTTTCCGATACTTGTATCTTGAGCAAGCGCACTTATACAAATCCGACATGGATGGATTTGAAATACTAGGACCACTGGAGTAAACATGGCAGACTTATATACAATTTGGGCAGACAAAGAAGGTGACATCTCAGACCTTGACTGGGTGAACGGAATGAAAAGTTTCTTTGATCATTTGATTTCTGAAGGCAAGATGGAAAGCTATAGAATCACACGTTGCAAGATGGGGTTCCGTAGCATAGCCGACATGCCCGAATGGATGATTCTCATGGAATTCCGAGACATGGGCCAAATGGACTCAGCATTCCGTCGAGTAGCACCACTCAAAGGCGAACTTGAAGAGAAACACAAGTCATTCAATCAGTTTGTTTCTGGCACTATTCAACATGCACTGTTTAGAGATTGGCCAGATACTAACTTAGATGATTAAAGACTTGCTACGCAAGTCTGTTGTTTTCGCTATCGCTCAACAACTAACTGTTTCTTTGAATTAGTATCATCCAGATTAACTGGTCATAATTCACCGTATACACGGTGAACATGAGAGAGCATCATCCGAGTAGCCCAGTCATCTATTCTAAAGAGATTGTGTTTGCACACACGGAGGCGGTTGACCGGTACCCCCTACTCTAGCTTCACATATCAACGGAACCCTAGTAACCCAGAATAGATCCAAGTCCTACGAGCATGGGTCGTATCTTTTTCACGTTGCCCAAACCATTTGCTGCCTTAAGTTAACAGTTGCCTTTGACGCCCAAGTCTGGACCGGGTATCGCACCGTTCCTCAATGGGGCTGAGCCAAACACTCAGCACAGAGTCGTGATTAAAGTTTGTTGATGATGTGTGAGCCATGCACACGAACTTGAATATGGCCGTTGTAATAATCTGTTGATTCTAATACTTTTCTTGTGAACTGTTCTCTTGCTTCAATGTACGAACATTCTGATTTTGATTTACAATAGTAAAGTATTTCTCTGGTAAAGTTTTCGGTGCCTAGTTTAATTACGTCTGCGGTTAATTCTGGGCTTGACCCATAGTACTCTCTCCAATCTGAGTCGATCTTTGATCGTATCTTCTTCCGCTTCTTTGTGCCGTTCTTTTGTTTGACTGTCTTGTATGTTGTTTTGCTAAACTTTGCTAATTTTTTGCCTATGTACTTGCGTCCAGATAGATTATTTGTAATACAGTAAACAAATCCAACACACTCTTCGGGCAACGTCTCAATTGGGGTATCTTGATATAGCCATGTCATGTGTTGTATGCGATTTATCCTTGCTGTATAGTTATCCTCTATCAATAAATTTGTTAAATTTTATACCACTTCTACGTCTGTGTTGTAACTGGTAAAACCGTTTTCTTTTATAACTTTTAATATGTTTTCAACCCTGCTTGTGAGTTCATCTCTATGGCTCACTAGCCAGATACTCTTGTGGCGTTCACGGCTCATTTTCTTCAGCAGGCCTAGTGCATTCTCTACACCTTGTGTGTCTAATCCGTTGTCAATCATCTCGTCAATGAACAACAGGTTGATGGGCGAATACAAACTTTCCCACACATCACGGAATGCCCAACTCATGCTAAGTATCAGTCGATTGCGTTCGCCACGACTCAAATTGTCAAAGTCCAGTTCACGGCCCAGTTCTTCAATACTCACTGTCAAGTCGTTCATGAATTTCACGGTGTGTGGCAAGCCAATTCTATCCAAGTAGTGTGTGAGGCGACTGTTGAGATAACTCAAGTTCTGATCAATAATCTTCTTGCGCACAAATGAATCTTTTGAGGTCAGCAGTTTGAGCAAGAAGTCTTGATGATCCTGCACTCTAGTGAGCTCATTCAAGTGATCATAACTCACAACCTGTAAGGCTTGTCCTTGCATGTCTGCGATTTGTTCTGTGTATGGATCTGATTCTGTTTTTCGTGTGTCCAAACTGGTGCGCAAGGTGCTAAGAGTGTTTCGATGATTCAGTGCATCTTCTAGCGTGTCATAAAACACAGTAGGCGCAACGCCCAACTCACCTAGTTGTTCTAGTGTTGCTAGATGTTCATTGCGTTGAGTATCGTTGGCAAGCAATTGCAATGCAGTTTCTTTCAACAATGCTTCTTTGGCCTGCTTGAGTTCGTCTTGTTTGTTGTCATGCAAATCTTGTCCACATGAGTGACACTTGTGATCGTCTAAAGCTGCAATCTCTGTCTTGAGTTTGTCCAACAGTTTTTGTTGCTTGACATCATCTGCGGCGATCTGACGAATCCAACGATTGGCCTCATCAATGGCTTTTTTCTTAATGTGAAACGCTTCTAAGTCTCTGTGGGATTGCACTTCTGCATCAATGTCAATGTGTTCAAGGTCGCCAATGGCTGTTTCAAACCCTGCACAATCTTCCTGTTGCTTTTTGAACCACATGGTTCGACGCTTTTCTAAACTGGTAATTTGTTCTTCGATGCGCTTGTTGGCTTCTTGCACAGCACGGATTCTAAACTCTTCAGACTGAATGGCATCTTTGGTCTGTCGGTTAAGTTCTTTGATACGGTCAGCACGTTCACTCAACAAGGTAATACCCAACAACTGCTCAATGATTGTGCGCTGGTCATTGGCCTTCAAACTTAAAAACGGTTCTGTGTAGGTGTTTAGCGCCAACACATGTTTGAACATGTCGTGACTCATGCCAATAATACGCTCTATGGCGTCTTGTGTCTCTCTCGAATCACCTTGAGCTTCGTCCTCTGCGGCCTTGTGTTCATTGTTTACATAGAACTTGAGCACGTTGGGTTTGCGCCCACGCTCAATCCGGTAGTCTGTGCCGTTGATGTGAAAGTCTAAACTAACCAACATGTGTTTGGCATTGGTCTTGTTTACTAGGTTGTCTTTGCGAATGTTCGACAGTGCTTGCCCGTACAAGGCATAACTTAGTGCATTGATGATTGTGGTCTTGCCTGTGCCGTTGCGTGATCCATCACCACCTAGGTCTAAGTTTTCGCCCAACACCAAGGTAAGGTCATTGCGATCAAAGTCAATGGCCTGTGTGGCAGCACCCACGCTCATGAAGTTTTTAACAGTGAGATTTTTTATTTGGATCATGGTTTATTTTTATTGCCTCTTGATAATGCCTATACAGCATATTTTCAACTGCGTCAATTTCGCGACTACTACGCCAATGAAGGTCAATGTCTGGCATGATGTATTGTTTGATAAAATCAAACGCAACCAATGGTATGGGTTGCGCAAATTTTAAATCTAACTCTTTGTACTTGCTTTGATATTTAAATGAATCTAACCCTTTATTTGGTTTATGCCAGATCCAATTAGCATTAACATTGAGATACGCACTGTCATATCCTAACATAAAACGATAGGACATGTTCTTCTGAGCAAGTAACATTGTAGCATAGTCAACATAAATTTGCGATCTTATTTGGTATTGTTTCAATGATATATATCGTTGATGATATTCTTGCACAGGGGCAGTGCTTGATTGACTGCCAAGCCAAAATTTATTATCACCGCATTCTACTATACTTTGGCTATACACCGGATCACTGGCAATTGTATTTTTCCAAAATACAGTATTATCACTGTCGTGGTCAAGCAGTAGATCAAATCGAGCAGCTGGCGCCCATTGTATTATTACCATATCATTATCGGCCAAATTTTGCTTTAGTTGATTGACAATAAATTCATTGCCAGCACCGACCTTGCTACAATTGTTAAGAGTTAACTTTTTGGTCATCAATTTAATAATCTCTGGCCATTTGAAATAGTTTGAATACCAAGAGACTGGAGTTTGTGTAGGGTCGCCTACCCCGTCAGATATTGTCAATAGCTTCATGGAAGTAGTTCAATAATCTGATTGGTATTGGTAAAAAAGTCAGCAAAATCGTTGTGTGGAACTTCAATGCCAAACTCCAGCCAAATATAATAGTAAATCACAGCCTGAGTCCATGTATCTGTTATATGTGTCAAGTCAGACGAACATTGCATTTTTACATAGGTCAAAACACTTTTTGCGTCGTTGATTGGATCAATGTATGTGGCATTTGCATTACGCCATTCATCCCATAAATCTTTGCACCAGTTTAGTTTTACAATAGAATTTACGGTGTAAAAAAACTCATCATAATCATTATACAACTCGTCTATGTATATTGCACTATCTTCTTGAGATTTCCATGCATGTCTGAATTTGTGATCACGTAAAAACAAAAAATATTTTTCGCGACGTGCCCAAGGCTCGTCTGTGTCCCAATCATCAATTGACAATTGTTGTTCAATGCTACTTTTCATAGCTTTGTCAATCATGGTTCGGGCAACAATGGGCCATGTACGATCTGTGTAACAAATTTTAATAACAGTTGAATTGTGAAAAGTAGATTTAAACTGTGTTGATTCGTTGTCGATCCCGTTGTCTATTAGCACACAATAATTTTTATCATTGCGGAACTCAATTCCGCCTGGCCAGCATTCATGCATGTACTTGGGAACAACCAAATCAAGATTATGGCTATTGCCGTTTTTAGAAAATTCCAATGACTTTGATGGTCTTACAAAATTATCACCATGCAATGTTAATACTGCATTGATAAAGTGCCCAAACCCGCCACTGGGATACCAAACACAATAGATCATAAGTTTTGATAAATCTTCAGCAGTAATTTGTTGTCGTAGAATTCTGATTCAATGTTTGTGAGCTGGTCTGTAACAATTTGATCCACTGACTCAAACTTGATCTCACCAGGAGCCATATCTGTGTCCACATCCGAGTTCTTGTTTGGTATCAAACTCATCTCACGCAGGTCGTAGTCTTTCACAAAAGTTTCTTTGATGAAATTGGCTTCTTCGTATGAAATCTCAATGTCTAGTCCAACACGCACATGCATCTTGGGCTTGAGAAGCGATGGAGCGTTATCAATAAGGTTTGCAAGTCCGTATACTCTATACGTCGGTTGATCAGGCCAAGCATGAAACGCAGGCGCTGCTCCCCACTCCAGTATAGTAAGTCCTCGTTCGTCGTCACCAGCATCTGCATAATTGTGAGGGAACGCATTACCGATGTAGGTAATATTTTTCTTAGTCTGTCGCTTGTGAAAGTGTCCGGTGAATACATGTTCAAAATTCTCAAAGTCTTCTCTGCGTACTTCGCCATGATCCGGCATCTCTATCATGGCATTCATCAAGTAGCCCGGCAGTTCAAAGTGCCCAAACATATACTTGCCAGTCAGTTTAGGAATCCTCTTATGGTCATCGCCGCAAAGCCAAGGAGCAATAACGACGTCACCGCTACTAAACCAATCGTTACATATTTCCACATTGGGGAGATGACGTGCCCATTCCACGCTCTGAATATCACGCTTGTCGCGATAATAAAGGTCGTGATTCCCAGGTATAAAATACACACGGTCAAAATTAGCATTTAGATGTTCCAGTGATCGAAGGCTATAGTTGAGTGTAACAATATTGAGACTGGCTCGATTGTTGTGCCAGTCGCCCAAGAACATGGCAGTTTCGCAACCTTCGGCCTTGGCTTTAGCAGTGGCCCATTTTACAAAAGCCAAACAATCTTCATTGTGTAAAGTTGAATTAGATTTGAGTCCAAAGTGTATGTCAGTGAAGATGGCGGCTTTGCGGAATAGATTAGTCATCCTGCTAGTATACTACTCATCCAAGCTAGATACAACCGGTCCGGACATGGCTGCCATGCCTGCTTTGCCGGAGTTCTGTCTAGTCCATGATGGGTTCAGGCCGTTCATCTCCAAGATGTCATCTCTAATATTTTGATTTTTCTTTTCGATGTTAAGAATCCGTGTAAAACTATTAGTGATAGCAGCGGTATAGTAAGCGAAGGGGTTTTGCGATTTAGATTCGTCAAATTGTAAACCAATTTGAGACAGTTGTAAAAGAGCTTGTCCACGCATTTCCTCGTTGTAAGTGTAACCACGCCAGTTAGATCGAGTGGCATAGCGTTCGCACAGTTTCATAAACATCATGGCCAGTTTCTTGGTCATCTCACCGTGATCCTTTGAAAACTCTCCTGTGGCTAAATCGCCTCGCCAGTGGCTACGGCCCACAATATAAGGCTTCTTGTCTTCATCCAGTCTATACTGTTCAAACGGTGGAAAGTTAACACGCACATGATTGAGGTCCAACACAGGCACATCTACGATATCTGCCAGGGGATCTTCTGTGACATCATCCAATTCAAAAATGTCTTCTAGTTTTTTGCGTTTGGCTTCGGCCTTGGTAATTTTCTTGGGTGCCCGGGGAATGTGATCCCAGCAAGTGATGCGGAAAACTAGATCAGTGTTGGGGATTTTCTTTTGATCAATCACTTCACCTGTTTCACGTTTGATGCGATCAGCACGATTTTTTCTTGCTTCGACCACTGTGCGTTGATTGATTTTGTCTATGCTGGGCAGGATCAAATCAAATTGGTGGTCCAGTGCAGGATCACGATACCAGCAATAGGTATTCTTGCTGAGGTGTATTTCTTTCAAAATATCACGGTTGTTTAGGTAATTGACACGAGGTGCCGCTTTTGGTAATAAAGTCATGTTATGACAAGGTCTCCTTATTAGGATTGTAGCATATTTACAACAATTGTCAACCTCTTGTAAAACTACGCCGTTTTTAACAGCGGTAAATAAGCTATAGGAAACAAACATGGCTACTAGTAATCAATATGATGTTAAAGTTGCAGAGCAGGCACATGCTGATGCCGTTAGAGTCTTGCAAGCAAGAGAAACACAACTTAAATCATTGCAAGATAATCTTGCGGCCAAAGCTCTTCGTCAAGTACTTACGGTTTCTGAAGTTGAAACTCTTAAAACTTTAAACAAAGCAGCTTTTGATAAGATACCAGCTGATCGATTAGATGCAGCTAAATCAGCATATACTCAATTACTTTCAGCTAGTACTGCATATCAACAAATTCAAAAATCATTAGATACATCGCAGACTGCGGTTAAATCTACGCAACTTGATTTGAATAATGCTACAAATGGAGTCCGTGTGACACAAGGTAAAACTGGTGAAGCAATATCACCAGCACTGGATCCTAGTATTAAACAAAGACCATATATTGTAACCACACCAACTAATGGTGAAATTTTAAACAATCCTACTGGATTGATTCTTGGTGCTACTGCATTGTCAGCAATCACTAGCAATCCAAATTTAATTTCTAGTGTTGGTAATAGCATTGGGAGATTTTTTAATAACGCCAGTGATATTTTACCAGTTAGTTCAAATGTTCCAAGTGCTCCGACTCGAGTCGCCCCAGCATCAGTTCCTGCCCCGGCCGCCGCTCCTACAGCAGTCGAAACTACTGCACCGGGTGCAGCCACTTCATATTATGAAAATGATGGCACAGTTACTTCTGATCAAGTTGAAACTACTGCACCTGGTGCAGCCACCACATATTATGAAAATGATGGCACAGCTACTTCTAATCAAGTCGAAACTACTGCACCAGGTGCGGCAACTACATATTATGAAAATGATGGCACAGCTACTTCTAATCAAGTAGAGACTAGATCACCTGCTCCAGTGCCTCCAAGTCAATCAGGACCAATTGGTGCGGCCTATGATGATGACGGCAATCTCATGCCTGGATACACATTGGATGAAGATCGCAATCCTGTGTTTGTGGGCGGAGGGTTTGTGGAGCCAGCCACAGCAGCCAGTGCCGAAGCATCAAGAACAGCCGCCGCTGCTAATCGAGCTAGAAATCAAAGCACACTGCAAACTCGTGTGAATCAACCGGCCGCAGCTGATTGGCGTGTGAGATTGAGACTGGCTCCCAATGCTGATTATCTCTACAAAGTTGGCAAAAATGACGGTGGTGCTGG